AATTTATCTTTATGCTCAACATATACAGTAGGTTTGTATCTATCTTTTTGAATTAGGTTATGTATTTTCCAATGCTTTATTACACACACACCAGTTTCAAAAGGAATAATAAATTTTTTAGCTAATAATATTTTAAGATCATCATCAGCACAACCAAGCATGCGTTGAATCTTTTTAGTGTTATTTATAAAACCGTCATCATCAGCTCTCATTGATAAATGAAAATAAAGCGCTTGACTAGATAAAGGCATATCTAAGAATGCATCACTATCTATAATAGTTTTTGCAAACATTCTACGTTCAGCCATATTAAAACTCCAAAAAAAAAGGCCTCACCTGGACTCTCACTCTTTTTTAAGGAGTGTTGGTGGAACGGTTCAGTAACCGCCAGAGCCCATGTGAAGCCTTACTGAAAAATATTGCCACCACGCAATTTAAACAAGATCCTACCATACTTTAGCGTAAAAGTAAATAGCCTTTAAAAAATATTTATTAAAACTGTTTACATGGTTCCAAATTAGGAGTAATATTAACTTGTTTTTAACTGAAAGGGAATATATGATTGAAAATACTTTAAAAGAACGTGGCAACAGATACGGTACATTTGGTGACAATGCTAACACATGTCAATCTATTAAAGAATTAATGCGTAAGCATGATGTATGGTCTGATATGACGCCTTATCAAATGGAAGCTTTAGATATGATTGCTCATAAATTAGCACGTATATTAAATGGTGATCCATACTACATTGATTCTTGGCATGATATTGCTGGTTATGCTACGTTAGTAGAAAATATATTACAAGGAGAGCAGCGTGATCTTTCATAACGACGTAACAAATGTTAGAAATGAATTTAAAAATTTATTAAAACAAGAAATGTTTGTACTTGATAAAACAGGTGTTAAAACACTTGAAATAGTTAACGCTTCATTTATTGCTAATGAACCTGCTATATTTGGTACGCCAAATCTTGATTACATTACACGAGAGCTTCAATGGTATAAATCAGAATCTCTTAATGTTAATGATATTCCTGGTGGTGCACCTGAAATATGGCAGCAAGTAGCAACAAAAGACGGACGTATTAACTCTAATTATGGTTGGTGCATATATTCTCAAGACAATGACAATCAATTTGTTAATGTTGTAAATGAATTATTTGCAAATAGTAATTCACGTCGTGCAATTATGATTTATACACGTCCTTCGATTCAGCATGAATATAATACTGATGGCATGTCAGACTTTATATGTACCAACACAGTGCAATATTTAATTAGAAATGGTTTTGTTAATGCCATCGTGCAAATGAGATCAAATGATGCTGTGTATGGTTATAAAAATGATTTTGCATGGCAGCAATATGTATTGGCTGAAGTTGTAGATACATTAAATACACCAGGTAATAATTACAAAATAGGTACTATATTTTGGAATGTTGCATCTCTTCATATTTATGAACGTCATTTTAAATTTATATTATGAAATGGCATAACAGATATTTAAGTATTGCACAACAGGTTGCTAGTTGGTCTAAAGATCCTAGTACTCAAGTAGGTGCAGTTATTGTTGGCAACAAAGGTCAAATACTATCTCAAGGTTACAATGGTTTTCCAAGAGGTATAGAAGATGACGCGGACAGATTAAATGTAAGAGATATTAAATTATCACTTATGGTTCACGCTGAAATGAATGCTATATATAACGCTACTTATTCTGGTGTATGTTTAGATAATGCAACTTTGTATGTGTATGGGTTACCAATCTGCAGCGAATGTGCTAAAGGCATTATTCAAGTTGGTATATCTAAAATAGTAATACCTGAACACTCTATCACTTCACGTATAGAATGGATGGAGTCATGGTATAAATCAAACAAAATGTTTAATGAAGCTAACGTAAAGGTAGAAATAATATGAGCGCAAATTGGGTAGAAGATATTGAAACAATGCACCATAAATACGGTGTTAATGAAAAAATACAAGAGTTTAATGCTAATAAATTAGCTGAATTTTTACAATTTCGTATTAGGTTTTTACAAGAAGAGTTAACTGAACTGCAATCAGCTCAGTCAGGTGACGACGCTGTAGACGCTTTAATTGATCTTTGTGTTGTTGCTATTGGTACATTAAATGCATTTGATGTTAATTCATTTGAAGCTTGGGACAGAGTTTTAGCTGCAAACATGGCTAAAGAGGTTGGTATTAAAGCTTCAAGGCCTAATCCATTAGGTTTGCCTGATCTAATTAAACCAAAAGGTTGGACGGCACCAACCCATGTAGATAATATTGGTTTATTTGCAAAAATATATTAAAAAACTGTTTACTTTGCTCCTTTTGTGGAATAAGATGTATCCAACATCAACACAATTGGAGTGAAAAATGGATAATTTAACAATATTATTATTAGGTCTTGCAGTATTTATTATTATTTTATTAATTGCTGAAGTTTTGGCTAAATTCTTTGATTGGAGATAATCATGAGCGACTATTACGAATATTACCTTAATAATCCACACGAGATACCAGCAGAGGATGATGACATGGAATGGCTAGAAAATGCAATTGAAGACGCAGCCGATGAAGACGCTTTTGTTGCTGAGTTATTATTTGATCAGCACGTAGACTTTGATTTAACAAAAGCTACTTTACGTGCAATGTTTAAATCTTACTGCAAGCGTATTCATAGCACTAAAAAAGGTGCTCAAGAAGAAGCTGATGCAGATCTATTAATATTTACTAAATCGCTTATGTCAGCAATGTACATAGCTGCTGAAAATATTGCTATTGATATGAATGAATAAATAATGAAAAGATTTCCTAACAATATTGATTGGGATGCAACAGAAGAAAAGCATAGTGATGCTTTTTGGGATTGGTGCATATCTAATGGCATTCATAATGAAGATTACATATTAGATAATTATGGTGATTTGTTTGAAGATTTTGCAGATCATTTAAACGATAAGGATTTTGTATATGTGTGAACAACAATTTCAAGCTGAAGTTATGGATGAATTAAAGCAGCAAGAAATAAAAGCTGCAGATATGTTGAAATATTTTAATTACGTGTATAATACCAATGTAGGAACAAAAGGAGAAGACAGTGTCACAACATTTATATTCGGTAGAAGAAGTAGCAGCAAAGATGGGCAAGTCTACTAGATGGATTCGCAAGTTATGTATTACAGGTAAATTAAACGCAATTAAAGTTGCTAATGCATGGGTTATTTTGGAGGAAGTATAATGATTACACAGTTAACAGTAAACGGATTAACAATTGACGTGCAATATTCTTTAGAAGAAGGGTATCCTGTATATTTAGGTGATATTGAAGCATATACAGATCCAACTATTACAGTTGAAAAAGTATTAATTGGTGAAAATGATATTACGCATATTGTAAAAGCTTTTGAGTTGCAAGATACCGTGTCAATTATTATTGCTGACCGTATGGAGGAAATACAATGAAGTTTGAAGAGCTAAGAAAGGTTAACGTTAATGAGCATATTGAAAAGAAAAACGGTTTATCGTATCTCTCATGGGCTTGGGCGGTTGATCAACTCTTATCGCTTGATCCTACAGCTACATGGGAATACAAAGAGCCGTTAAAATTTAATGAAACATTAATGGTGTTTTGTAGCGTTACAGCTTTTAATAAAACTATGACTGCACAACTGCCTGTAATGGATTTTAGAAATAAAGCTATCCCAAATCCTGACGCTATGGCAGTAAATACAGCCATGCAACGTTGTTTAGCTAAAGCTATTGCGTTACATGGTATTGGGTTATATATCTACGCAGGTGAAGATTTACCGGAGGAAGACGTGGTTAAAGCACCAACACAATCAATTACTCCTATGGCTGGTGCATTAGATAATTTTAGTGCAGCAGAAAAAGAGTTAATACACGGTATTGCAGAAGAAATTACATTTTTTGTTAAAAATGGTGATATTGAGCACGCAAAAGAATCAGCCGCAAGTTTAGATAGTGATACTAAATTAGCTGTTTGGAGTATTTTAGATAGTAAGACACGTTCATCAATTAAGAAAGGTTAGAAAATGGCACAATATGAACAACGAGATAACAGTGGTTCGCTTTTTAAAAACAACCGTAAGGAAAAAGATACTCATCCTGACTATACTGGCAATTGCATGGTTAATGGTAAGGAAATGCGAATGTCAGCTTGGATTAAGGAAGGCAAGTCTGGTAAGTTTTTTAGTTTTTCTTTTAGTGAACCGTATTTAAAAGAGGCAGCTGAACCAACTAAAGCCAATGGTTATGTAGAGGATGCGTTTGAGGACGATATTCCGTTTTAAAGTTAATGGGGAGTAACACTATTAGTTTGGTAGCCCAAACCTCAATATCTTGTGATTATTTTATTGAACCTGTGTTATTCCCCACCAATTAGGAGGTAACATGAAGCTATACGACAAATACAAAGCAGTAGATTTAACAAGAAAAGCTGTTGTAGATGCGTTAACGATTGGACCAATGACAGAAGGTCAGATAATGGAAGAATTTGGCATGGCTAGAAGTAAAGCTAATTGGCTGCTAAATAAAATGACTAAAGAAGGTTATTTGTTAAAAGTAATGATGCCAGATGCAACTAAACGAAAAATTGCATATTACAAAGCGTCAGGAATGGAATTTGTTGTAAGAACAGATGCAGAGATTAAAGAGTTTTTTATACAACGTAGTGATGCTTCTTTGGCAGTATTAAACCAAGCAAAAGAAAAACTTAAACCACTTAAAGGCGGCAAAATTTACAATCTTTTAGACAGAAGGCGTGATTGGGACAATCCTAAACCTAAACAAGCTAAAAGACCTGTAGTTGCAATTGCAAGTTCATTTTCACTTTACTAGGAGGTAAGTATGAAAGCATTATTTATTAGTTATTCAGAAGAATTAACATTAAACAACTTTATGGCTCTTTCACCACCACCACAAGATGCCATAGACGCACGTGAACGTGCCGTAGAGCGCATTAAATTTGAATTAGATAGTAAGTACCGTCTGCACCCAAATAACTTTGTTAAACGTGGTGATTACAAAAAACATTGTATTTGCGTTTTAAATGATGAAGGTTGGGATGATGTAAGAATTGATCTTATTGGTTCAAATGGAAATGATGGATTACACTATGGAGAAATTAATGCAATTAACAGTAATTAATATTACAGAGCATAAAGATGGAACTGCTGATGTAGAATTAAAGATGGATGAGCAAACTAAGTTATGGTTAATTAACTATGCTTTTATAGATATTTTAAGTATTGCTTTAGATGACGTTGAACAATTGCATAAAAAGGATATAAAAATTGAAC